TGATAGCCGCTTTCTTATTATGGCTCGGTGGGGAGGGTATTTTCAGCCAAACGGCGATGCAAAAGGTCGTGTCCTAAGAAACGGCACACAAATTTACCTAAATGAGCGGGTTGCTGGCAACGCAAGCACTCAACACGAAAGTTCAAGTAACTGGCTGATTGACCACCCAAATACTACAAGTGCTGTTACTTACAAACTACAAGGAGCGATGACAGGCTCTGGTGGCACATTTGATTTTGGTCACGGCAACAATAAATGTCAGATTTTGATTATGGAGTTTGAGGGATGACAATAACAAACTTAGATATTCTAAAGGCTGTTCGCTCCCTTGTTCCTAACGCTTCATTTACAGTTCAGAACGAAGACATCAGCACAATCGTTGGGGAAGATGACAGAACTCAGCCCACACAAGCCGCAATTCAAACCGCATTGGATACTGTCATTGCTGAAAAGCCTCTGAACGAATTGCGTAAAGAACGTAATCGTCTTTTGGCAGAGACTGATTGGTGGGTTTTACCAGACCGTACAGCAACGCAAGCACAGCGAGACTATCGTCAAGCACTGCGTGACATTACAGATACCTACACTTCGCTAGACACTGTAGTCTGGCCTACGAAGCCGTGAGGTCATAGATGAAAATGTCACAGCAACTAGAACCTGAACTAAAGGTTCAGATGGAACTAGATGCTCACGAGAAGGAATGTGCCATCCGCTATGAGATGGTGCATGGAAAACTTGAGAGCCTCGACAAACGGATGTGGCGACTTGAAGCCATGATTATGGGGTCAACGGTAATTATCGTTGGCCTTGCATCGTCCCTCCTAATGAAGATGTAAATGCAGCACTTGTTCTTGCTCCTAGTCTTCATCGGGACTGGGGAGTACAGAACACTAACCAGCGGCGATATGTACTTCGCTGACATCAACCGCTGCAACTACTTCGCTTCCCAAATATCCAAGAGATACGGCAATTACAGTTATTCTGCCTTCATAGACCCGAAGGACAGAGTGACTGCCTATTGCGTTCCCAAATATGTCAACACAGAGAACGTGGAGGTCTACTAATGATTGATCCAGTGAGTGCCTTCGCAGCGGTCTCTGCGGGGCATTCGGCACTGATGAAAGCCGTCCAGATGGGCAAGGATATCAATTCCCTTTCGTCGGCAGTCCAACGATATGCAAAGGGGGAGGCTGAACTACAGTTTGGTGCAACCCAGAAGAAAAAAGCAAAATTTTCATTCGCAGAAGACTCTGCAATCGAGAAACACTTTAGAAAAGAAAAGCTCGCTGATATGCGTAACGAGCTACGTAGTATCTTCCAGATATATGGAAAGCCTGGGCAGTGGGAAAGGCTACAAGCCGAGATCGCTAATGAACGGGCAAGAATCCAAAAGCAACTCCAACTAGAGGCCATGCGTCGAGAACGCATCCTAGCTGCCGTCGTAGCTTTCGTCATCATTGTCTTTGGTGGCGGTGGGCTTTCCCTGTGGATTGCGTGGCTGAAGGGGTGGGTATGATGACCCCTGAGATGCTCAACAGATGGGCCATTTTGCCCAGATTAATGATGGCGACCTTCACGGTTCTCAGTTGGAAATCGTGCCTATGGTTCATGTCGCTCCCCGACCCCAGTCCCAGCCAGTCAGCTTACGTATCCATAATCACAGGCTGCGCTAGTGGGGCTTTCGCCATCTGGATAAATAAGGAAACAAAGTAATGTTAGAGGCATGGGTAATGGTGTGTCTCCTATCCAACCCTACTGCCTGTTTTGAAGCGGTTGACACTAGGGGACCATACGAAACCAGAAAACAATGTGTAGAGCGGGTCGAGGAAATGACTCGCCAAATCTCCACACTGCCTAACCACAAAGCAGTGGCATTCAAGTGTGCCGAGATCAAAGGAAGACTAGGAATATGATTCAAGCATTAATAGGGCCAGTGGCTGGCCTACTTGATAAGTTCATCGAGGATAAAGACCAGAAGAACGCTTTGGCCCATGAGATTGCCACACTGGCTACCCGTCAGGCTCATGAAGCCAACTTAGGGCAGATCGAGATCAACAAGGCCGCAGCGTCACACAGAAGCGTGTTCGTCGCTGGCTGGCGTCCATTCATCGGATGGACCTGTGGCGTGGCCCTCGCTTACCACTTCATCTTCTACCCCATCATCGTCTTCGCAATCATGACCTTCCCTGAGTTGCCGGTGCCGGTGGATTCCCTCCCTGAATTCAACATGGATTCGCTTATGACCGTACTGCTCGGAATGCTCGGCCTTGGTGGCCTCAGAACGGCAGAAAAGATCAAAGGTGTGTCGAAGTAGTGGAATTAGAGATTATCGCAATATTCTTACAGATACTGACCTTGTTGGCGGTGTGTGCAAACACGGCAATCAACATCGTCTACAGGATGAGAAAGTAAATGAACGAACTCGTACAGCAACTCAAACGCCATGAGGGACTTCGGTTAAAACCTTATAAATGCACAGCCAACAAAACCTCGATAGGCGTAGGCCGGAACTTAGACGACATCGGCATCTCAGAGAAAGAAGCAGAGATGCTGTTACTCAACGACATCGAGGAAGCAAAGAGGCAACTAGCAGCCCACTTTCCGTGGACAGCAGACCTCGACGAGGTACGTTTAGCAGCCCTTATCAACTTCACCTTCAACGTAGGGATAGGGACAGTCTCCAAGTTCGTAAACGCAATGGCTCTGCTAAAGGACGGAAACTTCGATATGGCCTCCGAGGAATTCCTACAGAGTCGCTGGGCTAACCAAGTCGGCCAACGGGCCATCGATGTCACCGAACAGATTCGTACAGGAGAATGGCAATGAGTAGAGCATCAGAAGCCCTGCTCTCCACCCTGCATGACGCCGTGGCCCAAGAGCTACTAGGGCGTGTCAGGTCAGGAGAGGCATCCCCAGCAGAACTTAGCGCAGCCATCAAGTTCCTGAAGGACAATGGCATCGAGGCTATCCCCTCACCCGACAACAACATAGGCAAGCTGATGGCATCCTTGCCAGACTTCGGGGAGGACGTTGATGAGCAATCTGTCAATTAAGAGGGGCGAGAAGCTCTCTACCGAACAAGGTGCCGGTCTGACGGAAAAGGGCCGCAAGAAGTACAACCGAGAGAACAACGCCAACCTAAAAGCCCCTGCCCCGAATCCTAAGACCGAAAGGGAAAAGGGCAGGAAGAAATCATTCTGCGCCCGTATGAGAGGCGTCGTCAGAAACAGCGAGAACTCTGAGAGAGCCAGAGCATCATTAAGAAGGTGGAATTGCTAATGTCACTATACGAAAACATGAACAAGCGTAAGAAGGCTGGCACAAGCCGGTCCAAGAAGAAGTCTACAGTTGACCCTAAGACCTACGCAAAGATGAGAGCTAAGAAGGGCGGCTTCGCTATCAAGAAAAAAGATAATGCCTAAGAAAAGCTCTAGGAAGCCCATACAGAAGCAGGAGGGTCAATCTGGTGTAACCATACCCCAGACCCCTCCAGAGGCTCTCAGTGACCCTCTGAGGCCCATTAAACAGGACTTCCGTAAGTTCCTCTACCTAGTGTGGAAGGAGATCAAGCTACCAGACCCTACACCTGTCCAATATGACATAGCCCAGTTCTTACAGGACGGAGAGGCTAAGATATGCGTACAGGCTTTCCGAGGTGTAGGTAAGTCGTTCATTACGTCTGCCTACGTTCTCTGGGAGTTACTTAAAGACCCCCAGAAGAAGATACTGGTCGTATCAGCCTCGAAGAACAGGGCAGACAACTTCACCACGTTCACGCTGAATCTAGTGAACCAGATGGATGTCCTGAAGCACCTAGTGCCTAAAGACAACCAGAGGCAATCTAAGATCGAATTCGACGTATCCCCTGCTGAACCTGATCAGTCACCCTCAGTCAAATCTGTAGGTATCACTGGTCAGATCACAGGTACTCGAGCCGACATCATCATTGCTGATGACGTTGAGGTGCTGAACAACTCAGCTACAGCAGATATGCGAGAGAAGCTCCTAGAGAGAACCAAGGAGTTCTCGGCTATCCTGAAGCCTAAGAAGGAGTCCCGAGTGATCTACTTGGGTACACCTCAGACTGAGGACAGTATCTACAACAAGCTGCCTGAAACATTCACCACCCGTATCTGGCCCGCTCTGATGCCCACAGACGAAGAGATGGACAAATATGGCTCTGGGCTAGCCCCATACATCAAGAGGCTCTCTACGGTCTCTGAGGGCGGTTCTATCGACCCTCTACGGTTCACCGACATGGACTTGGCAGAACGTAAGGCTGAATATGGCAAGGCTGGCTTCTCATTGCAGTTCATGCTGAACACGCAGCTCAGTGACCTTGAGAGATATCCCCTCAAGATACGTGACCTGATTGTCATGCACACATCTGTCGAGAAGGCCCCTATGGATATCCACTGGATGCCTGATCCTGAGAAACAATGGAAAGACCTACCGAACCTGGCGATGGCTGGGGATCGCTTCTACCACCCAAGGAGTACCTCAAGTGACTTCGAGGAGTACACAGGATCAGTCCTAGCGATTGACCCTGCTGGTCGTGGTAAGGACGAGACAGGCTACGCTGTAGTGAAGATGCTGAATGGCTTCCTGTACGTCAGGAGATGTGGTGGCTTCCAAGGAGGCTACGACAACGAGACCCTGACCAAGCTAGCCGAGATGGCTAAGGAGGAGAAGGTCAACGCTATTATCACTGAGGCCAACTTCGGTGACGGTATGTTCACTCAGCTCATGAAGCCCGTGCTGAACAAGATACATCCCTGCATGATCGAAGAGGTCAAACATTCGACACAGAAGGAACGTCGGATCATTGACACCATCGAGCCTGTCATGGCCCGTCATAAACTGGTGGTGGACTCCAGTGTGATCGAAGATGACTATAAGACGGCTCAGAGATACGACGCTGAGAACAAGTACACCAAGACGCTGGTCTACCAGTTGACTCGGGTGACCTATGACCGTGGTGCGCTAAAGCACGACGATAGGCTCGACGCCTTGGCTATAGCAGTCAACTACTGGGTT